TCAGTTGCGGCCGAATAGTCCCCAGAAACCCAGAAGCGAAACTCTTCTGGTTCCAGTTCAGGCTCGACACTTGAGGAAAATTGGTGAATATTTGAATTACCATACTTTTCCCAGTTGACGAATACACTGTCTCTCGACAATAGAGAGCTGACTTGAGCTTCCGAAGCAGGACACCCAATGAGGTTGAACACATTGAGTTTTTGTAGATGATACCAGAGATACTTCTGGAGAGCTTTCGCTCTCCAGTAAGGCAAACTCGGACCCTTGCTCAGAGTGCGAACTTTGAGTGGTTCACAAACTGTCGCGATTGACGCGCTTAAGGGCTTCTCATCTTGTCCATACCATTCTCGGTTAAGTCTGTCTAGGAACTTGACAGACTCGTCTTCCTTGATTGGGATGTCGGTAGTTAAAACCCCGTATTCCCCAGCCAGATGTGAGATATACTCAGCATCAGGAAGCTCAAGACCTTTCTTTTGGAGTTCTACGAATAGAATCTCCTTGACCTCTGCTCTTTGACCCCCTTCAGATCGCTTCTTTTCAAAGGATGCTGAAGTGGACGATTCATATGGCCTCAACCACTCATCTTCCATAAAAGTTCCTGGAAAGATGAGTCGAATGATCCGGTCCATACATGGACGGACATGTTCTTTAAAAGAATCCATGTCAGATATGACACTTGGAACAAAGATGGGAATCTCACCCTTCTCCATTTTTGGGAGTAGGGGTCCCTCAGCGAAGGGTTCCGGATGAGGAGTACTCATGTCTTTGGCGTGTTTCAATTTCGCCTGTGAGACAAACTCATTAGGGACTGTTAGACAGCCCTTCTTCGCATTCTGCCAATTCCAGCAGAATCGAATACTCTTCTTGGAAACCTTCCTATTCACAATAGAGGAGATCCATCGACCCAGAGTACCTCTCCAAACGAAATTTGGAAGAGGGTTCCCAGGCACTAGATCAGGCAACTCATTGTGTGTCTTTTCGTGTCTACCTTGCACCAATATTGGTACCGTATTCAGACGAGCCAGCGGATAGATCGTAGCAAACTTGTATATCTTAATAAGTTTCGCATGATCGTCCACCGACTGAAGTTCCTTCAACGGAGCCAACAACTCACTTGTAGTGTAGTTGGAGAGGAAATCACTCTCTATGTTCATTTGTGGTGCATCCATGAGCACAAGTATTAGGCTTCGTAAGAACGCCAAATTGTGCCTAAATCGTTCACAAAATGCCCGACTACCCAACGAGAAGAACCGTTTAGGCAGTGGTCTACTTTTGTGTGTAATCACAAAGGTGTCATTGTCGATGAAGTGTTTTCTCATCTCCGTAAGTCTATTATTCTTATCGAAGACAGGATCCACACGTGTGACTCTGAGATATCTCAGAGTTATACCCAGTTCAAGAGTTTCCAACTCAAGAAAGGATTCATGACTAGTGATAGGCCAGTAGTTGCTTTTCCCTGCAACTGTTGGGTCCACTAAGTTGTTCAGCACTTCGATCGTGCTCAGAGGACAATCGGTACCGGTGGTCGTGGCAGTATTAGTTGAACCATTAGATTCAAAGCGCCCGCGCTTAGTGTTCACGGGGGATATAGTTGAAAGACTTTTC